TCTTAACCAAAATGAGATATTTTGAATCCTCATAAAAACTGGGCCTTAGAGGGCGATTTCCTGAATCGGTTTACGATTATTTTCATCGTTCACCTAAACATGGTTTACAGTTTTTGAGAAATCCTTACTGTTTATGGTTTACTAAATCTAATAGGCAAAAACTGTGCCAAAATCAGAGAACGCCGCCTGTGTTGAAGCCGAAAGTATCATGGAACGGGAACTTCTCGCAGCCGATATAGAGGGTGTCGAAAGCGTCCGTGCCGTCGGTACGGTGCTGGAGCAGATCTTCTTCGGTCTCAGCGAGTTTCTCGCCGCCCTTGTCCTTGCGGAAGCCGTTGCGCCCGCGCACCACGCCTGCCGTCTGGATGGCCAGGATGAGGTCATCGTTGTTTTGGCGGTTGAACATCGGCATGAGCCGTTGTTTGCCGGCAAAACCCTGGTTGATGAGCAGGTACTTCTCATCATGGCGCATGGGGTTGCCCAGGTTGATGTCCTCGACCTGCCAGCCGTGCCGCTCGAACTCGTGGCACACCACCCAGTGGAAGTCCTGTTCGTTCACGGCATAGTTGCCGCCCAGGGCGGTACTGTCGTAATAATAGACGACTATCTTGGTCTCGTGGTGTGCATAGTAGCGGCAGAAGTCGTCAATGAGCGCGGGGATCTTGCGCTCGAACTTCGTGTAGAAGCTCTTGATGACGTTCAGGCGGCGACCTGTGGGCTGGCCCGCCACGATCCAGTTGATGTTGGCGTTATAGTCCATGCCGATGCAGATGGGGGCGTAGGGGTTCACGTCCTTGTCTGCCCTACTGTCCAACTGGTTTTCATTGAAGTCAAAGCCGAGGCTGTCGAGATACTCGAAGTCGCTGGCGTTGTACTTGTGACCCTCTCGCATGGACGAATAGAATCCGTCTTTGGCAATGCCGATGCGTTGGCAAAGAATCGAGGTCTGGAACGTCTTCGGCGTGAGGTCACGCTTCATCTGCTTGATGTAAGATTCACCCAACAGCTGCAGGTTCTCGATGCTGCTGTACTCCTTGTAGTACACGGCCACGGATCTCATCTTGTTGAGGTTCGTGTCCAGGCGGCGCAGATAGGTCTTGAGGTAGCGGGGCACCTTGATGCCTCGGTCCCTCAAAGAACGGATGCGCTGCTTCAGGTGCCATATCTCATAGACAGTGCCCTTGATTGTCTCGATGAGGTCAACGTCCATCTTGTCCTGATAGTGCAGGAACCAGGAGCCCTTCTGGGTCTGCGGCATATCGCTGAGGATCATCACCGAGTGGTTGAACGAATGATGACCAAAGTAGGACTTGATGCCGCCATTGGCAGGCAGCGTCTCGTCCTTGAGTCGCTCGTAATCGATGAACTTGGCCTCATCGATCAGGAGCCACGAGAGGGTCAACGAGTTGCTGCTGCCTGGCCTATCCTGCGAGATGATGATGGCACAGGAGCCGTTGTAGAACGTGATGACGTGCTCATATTCGGCAGGCTCGATGATGGGCTTGCCGAATGACCTGGGCGGTTTGCGCCCGATGACATAGTGGATGCCGTTGATGTAGCCCCAGCGCTTCCAGGCGGCCAGCAAGCCCGGGATGGTGTTGGTCAGGCCGTGCTTGTAGGTGGGCACGACGATGCCGCCCGTGCTTCCCGCCATGCGCTGCATGTTGCGCAGCACGAAGGGCGAGGCGATCGAATCGGTCTTGCCGGTTCGACGGCCCGCCACGATGACGGTGGTATTGGCACCGATGAGCTGGGTGAGGCGCTGCGGGGCGTTAAAGTATATTCTTTTCTCGGGCTGCTTCATCTTGGTTTTTCTGTGGGAAGAGTGTGCGTTCCTCTATATCGGCCTCCTCATACTCGATGTCCTCGACATCGATGTTCTCTGCCTGGTACTTCTTCAGCAGGGCATGTATGCGCTCGTTGATGTGCGGAATGGGCTTGATGCCGAGCACCGACGGGTCGTCGGTGGCGGTGAAAGGCTGCACCACGATAAGGTCATAGGGCACGGCCTGCTCGTCCTCCAGATCGACACGGTTGTATTTGGCATAGGATGAGGCGGCCTTCTCCATCGTCTTGGTGTCCTTGCGTTTCTTAGCCATTTGGAAGGTTTCCAGGATCATCTCATTGAAGCGGTAGCGGTGAAAGTCACGGCTGGCCTGCGCCAGGTGCGGCAGTAGCGACTTGACGATAACCAGATCTGAATATGCCTGGGCCCGACAGACGCCATGCCGGGAGACCGCGGTCTCCACAAACTGGCGGTCTTTAGCGTCAGGGTTGGAGAGGAACCAGTTATATTCATCACGGATACGCAGGATGCGCTCGACAACGCTTTCTGCATAGCGTTGCCGAAGCTCGTCCTGCGCCGTGAACAGGTCGATGCGGCATATTTCAAGCGTGTCTGGGTTAGGCATTACTCATCGTCCTCCATGTCGAGCAGATTGCGGTGGGCATTCTCGATGGCCAGCGGCGAGCCTACCTGTGCCAGCATCATCTCCTGATGGTGCAGTTTCACCTTCGACGCCGCTTTGCCACGGAGGTAGCGCTGGCTGACCTCGGTGGTGCGGTCGGCGATGTCCGAGCGGAGAACTTCGGCAGGTATGCCGAGGATCACCGCCATGTCACTAATCTTCAGGTAGATCGAGGCGTATTGCTCAATCTGCTGCAATTCTTCTTCTGAATAGGTCATTGAGCGGTACTGAGTGGTTTGTGATCAAATCTTCAATCTGTGCGTGCAGCGTGCGGAAGATATCGAGGTCGGTGGTGACGAAGGCACTCTCCGAGCGGTTGCCTCGCGTGAGGTTCTGCGAGGTGACGATACTGACGACCTCACCCTTGAGGCTGCGCACGAGCAGGATCTTGCTGTGGTTGTCGGCAAGATAGGTGGTATTGATGACCTGGGTGATGAACGCCCAGAGCTTGAGGGTCTTGTTGGTGGCCTTGTGGTCGAGCACCAGGTTGAAGCGGGTGACGAGGCCCGACTTCTCGATGAAGAACAGCCTTCGGATGAATTCTTCGGAAATCGAGAAGGAAGTCTGCCACACCTCGGACTTGCCGAGCTGTTGCAGCGTCCATTCCAGAACGTCGGCCACCTGCAGGGCGTTGGAGAGATAAGCCTGGTAAGGTTTATCTCTCAACGGCTGCAAAAAATCCTGTATGTCGGCGGTGCGTTTCATAGATTTGCTTTACTTTTGCATTGTGCTACCCGAAAAGGCGCGATAACTTCAAGCCGTGGAGCACATAAGGCAGTGAGTAATCGCTGCCTTACTTACAAAATCCCCAGTTCTTTCAGGTCATTGGTCATCTTTTCGGTCGGGTTGATGACCTTGGCATAGTTGGCGAGGATCTGAGCCTTCAGTTCCTCGCTGGGATTCTTGCGGTAGCGTCCCTTGGCCAGGTTGATCATCCGCACGGCCTTCTTGCTCTCCTCACGGACATCGGCGGTGAGCTGCTGCTCGCCGTCCATGCCGGTGTAGTGGTCGTAGCGCTCCCAGTTGGAGTGCAGCTTCTTGTCCATGGCGATGAGTTCCTTCAGGAACGGATAGCGTTCACTGTCGGGGCAGGTGGCGTTCTCCAGCGAGAGCGAGCGCAGTTTCAGATGCAGCTCGCGCATTCGCTGCACGATGCCCAGGTTCTCGACATAGAGCGCCTGGATCTCGTCGGGCAACTGGTCGTGGTCAGCCCGCTTGCCGGCCTTGAACTCGTTGGCAGGTTGCTGCTGCTCGACTTCAAGGTTACGCTTGACCACGATCTTGTTGACTTCGGCCTGCATCTGCTCAACCTGCTCATGGGTGACCTGCTGCAGGCGGAACGAGAGCCGTTTCTTCAGCTGGTACTCGATGAACGGGGCCTTACCGCGAGGGTTGGCCATCAGGTTGCGGTACATGATCTGGTTGCCAGTCAATTGGAGCAACAGCATGGCACCCTCGGCATAGTCGCGCTCAGTGGCATCCTTTGCGAGCCATGCCTGTACTTTATCGTTAAACTTCTGGTTCATAATCTATTTACAATCTATAATTTATTGTTTACATTCGTAAACCAGCAAAGGTTTTTGCCCAGCGGC